ATGTCTGGCCATACCCCTCTGCCTCCCGAAGCTCTCGACCTGCCGCTGCTCCCGCTGCGCGACGTCGTGGTGTTTCCCCACATGGTGATCCCGCTGTTCGTGGGTCGCCCCAAGAGCATCAAGGCGCTCGAACTGGCCATGGAAGCGGAGCGCCGCATCATGCTGGTGGCGCAGAAGGCCGCCGCCAAGGACGAGCCCTCGGTCGAGGACATGTTCGAGGTCGGTTGCGTCTCGACCATCCTGCAGATGCTCAAGCTGCCCGACGGCACGGTCAAGGTGCTGGTCGAAGGCCAGCAGCGCGCCCGCGTGAACCGCATCGATGACGGCGAAACCCATTTCTCGGCCAACGTGACGCCCGTCGAGGCGCCCGAAGGCGGCGAGAAGGGCGCCGAGGTCGAGGCGCTGCGCCGCGCGGTGATGCAGCAGTTCGACCAGTACGTCAAGCTGAACAAGAAGATTCCGCCCGAGATCCTGACCTCGATCTCGAGCATCGACGATCCGGGGCGCCTGGCGGACACCATCGCCGCGCACCTGCCGCTCAAGCTCGACAACAAGCAGGCCGTGCTGGACCTCGACGACGTCAAGGCCCGCCTGGAAAACCTGTTCGGCCAGCTCGAGCGCGAAGTCGACATCCTGAACGTCGACAAGAAGATCCGCGGCCGCGTGAAGCGCCAGATGGAAAAGAACCAGCGCGACTTCTACCTCAACGAGCAGGTCAAGGCCATCCAGAAGGAGCTCGGCGAAGGCGAAGAGGGCGCGGACATCGAGGAGATCGAGAAGAAGATCAAGCTCGCCAAGATGTCCAAGGAAGGCCTGAAGAAGGCCGAGGGCGAGCTCAAGAAGCTCAAGCTCATGTCGCCCATGTCGGCCGAGGCCACCGTGGTGCGCAACTACATCGACGTGCTGATCGGCCTGCCCTGGAGCAAGAAGACCAAGATCAAGCACGACCTGGCCAATGCCGAAGCCGTGCTCAACGCCGACCACTACGGCCTGGAGAAGGTCAAGGACCGCATCCTGGAATATCTCGCGGTGCAGCAGCGCGTGGACAAGGTCAAGGCGCCGATCCTGTGCCTCGTGGGCCCGCCGGGTGTGGGCAAGACCTCGCTCGGGCAGTCGATCGCCAAGGCGACCGGCCGCAAGTACACCCGCATGGCGCTGGGCGGCATGCGCGACGAAGCCGAGATCCGCGGCCACCGCCGCACCTACATCGGCGCGCTTCCGGGCAAGGTGCTGCAGGGGCTGAGCAAGATCGGCACGCGCAATCCGCTGTTCCTGCTCGATGAGATCGACAAGCTGGGCACGGACTTCCGTGGCGACCCGTCTAGCGCGCTGCTCGAGGTGCTCGACCCCGAGCAGAACCACACCTTCGGCGACCACTACGTGGAAGTCGACTTCGACCTGAGCGACGTGATGTTCGTCGCCACCTCGAACTCGATGAACATCCCTCCGGCGCTGCTGGACCGCATGGAAGTCATCCGCCTCTCGGGCTACACCGAGGACGAGAAGACCAACATCGCGATCAAGTACCTGCTGCCCAAGCAGATGAAGAACAACGGCGTGAAGGACGAAGAACTCTTCGTCACCGAAGAGGCCGTGCGCGACATCGTGCGCTACTACACGCGTGAAGCGGGTGTGCGTTCGCTCGAGCGCGAGCTGTCCAAGATCTGCCGCAAGGTGGTGAAGGGCCTGTTGCTCAAGCAGCTCAAGCCGAAGGTCACGGTCGACGGCGCGAACCTCAACGAGTTCCTTGGCGTGCGCAAGTACAGCTTCGGCCTCGCCGAGAAGCAGAACCAGGTCGGCCAGGTGGTCGGCCTTGCATGGACCGAAGTCGGCGGCGACCTGCTGACGATCGAGGCCGTGACCATGCCCGGCAAGGGCGTGATCAGCCGCACGGGTTCGCTGGGCGACGTGATGAAGGAATCGGTTGAGGCCGCGCGCACCGTGGTGCGCAGCCGCTCGCGCCGCCTCGGCATCAAGGACGAGGTGTTCGAGAAGCGCGACATCCACATCCACGTGCCCGACGGCGCCACGCCGAAGGACGGCCCGAGCGCGGGCGCTGCAATGACGACGGCCTTCGTGTCGGCGCTCACGGGCATCCCCGTGCGCAGCGATGTCGCGATGACCGGCGAGATCACGCTGCGCGGCGAGGTGACGGCCATCGGCGGCCTGAAGGAAAAGCTGCTGGCCGCGTTGCGCGGCGGCATCAAGACCGTGCTGATCCCGGAAGAGAACGCCAAGGACCTGCAGGACATTCCCGAGAACGTGAAGAACGGCCTCGAGATCGTGCCCGTCAAGTGGATCGACAAGGTGCTCGAGATCGCGCTGGAGAAGATGCCCGAGCCGCTGTCCGACGAAGAAGTGGCCGCATCGGCTGCTGCAGTGGCAGAACTGGCCAAGCAGCGCGCGGCGGCACCGGCTTCCGAGGGCTCCGTCAAACATTGATCGATCGATCGATCGCAAAACTTTCGGAGCCCCGAAATATTGGTATATAATTCGAGGCTCGAAACGCGGGAATAGCTCAGTTGGTAGAGCGCAACCTTGCCAAGGTTGAGGTCGAGAGTTCGAGACTCTTTTCCCGCTCCAGTTTTGAAAAAGGGAAGCTCCAGCTTCCCTTTTTTTCGCTAGGTCGATTTCGTTTTTCTGCGTGGCGCGATAGCAAAGCGGTTATGCAACGGATTGCAAATCCGTCTAGCCCGGTTCGACTCCGGGTCGCGCCTCCACAAAATTCCCTGTTAAATCAACAGGTTAGATGCCTCGGACCTTCCGGGGCATTTTTGTTTCTGGCCTCGTTTCAGTTCGTTTTGGGTTCATTGATACCCAAAATAAGCTCGTTAGCTACCCACGAACGGACTGTTTTGTCCGTCTAAGCCAGTACGATGCGCGCTCCCACCGGAGCCCGATTTGTCCTCTGTCCAGAAGCGCGGCAACAAGTACCAGTTGCGCGTCAAGCACCACCTGCTAGAGAAGCCGTTCTTTCACACTTTCGACGACGAGGTGGAGGCGAACAACTACGCCAAGATTCTCGACGGCTGGCTCGAGCGCGGCGTCGTACCGCTGGAGCTGCTCGAGGCGACGCAGGGGCCGGCGCCGAAGTCGCCGTTGCTGCTTGAGGTGATGCGCAACTACGAGAACGACCCGAACACACGGGTCGCGTCGAGTGAGCGGCCGACGCTTGCGCTGCTGGCCAGCGAGTTGCCTGGCGTGCGCATGTCGGGCATCACGTTCCAGCGGGTCAACCAGTTGATCGAGGGCTACAAGACTCGAGAGAAGAAGATGACGCCAGGAACGATCAGGAAGCGCGTGGGCGCGCTTTCGAAGGTGGTGGCGTGGTACCACCGCACCACGACGAAAGACGGCCAGAAGCAGCCTGTGAACGTCCTGACGCTGCTGCCCCGCGGCTACAGCCAGTACGCTGATGGCTCAGTTCGAGACATCGCGCGCGACGTGCGCATGTCGGCCGACGACGAGGCTGCGGTGCGCGCGGCTCTCGCCGGTGTAAAGCGGCCCGACAAAGAGCGCCCTTGGGGCGACGACCCCGCCTTCGAGCTGCTGTTCTCGCTGATCATCGACACGGGGCTGCGACTTCGCGAGGCCTACCGACTGCGCGTCGACCAACTGGACGCCGGCCGCGGGCTGCTGAGAATCGAAGGCACTAAGGGCCACCATGGTGCAGCCAAGCCTCGGACAGTGCCGCTGAAGCGCGAGCTGCGCGCGAAGCTGATCGCTTGGTGCGAGGGGCGCACTGGGCTGATCTTTCCGTTTTGGGACGGCACCCCAGCAGACCTGACCAAATGCACGTCGAGGCTGTCGGCGCGCTTCACGTCCTTGTTCGCGTATGCGGTGGTGCCAAACTTCACCGAACACGACTTGCGACACGAGGCCTGCTGCCGCTGGATGACGCTCAAGGGTGATCGTGGTTGGATCTTCAACGAGATCGAGATCTGCAAAATCATGGGATGGACCGACACCAAGATGATGTTGCGATATGCGTCGTTACGAGGCGAGGACTTGGCGGATCGCTTGCTATGAACGCCAAGGGCCCAATCTCTAGGCAGTCGTAACCCAAGCCCGTGGCAAGTTCAGTTAAGCTAGACGAAATTCGTTTGTGATACAAACGCTAACAACATGGAGCATTCGCCCGTGTTCAAGGGATTTAAGTGGCAGACCTACCCCAGATATGGAAAGCTGATCACGTCCGCGTGACGTTGTTCAGCCGTGAGCTGTGGACAGTGAACCAAAGCAGCTTTTTAACTGGCATTGTCGGTGTCGAAGTGGACTCAACCTCGTCTCGGCCCGCGATGGCTGAGAGTTCTACCGGTGCAGTTCTTGATGCGTTCCGGCGGGTAGAGATCAAGCAACAAATGAATCGACTGGACTTCGTTGTTCAGCCTAGGCTAGACCAGATCCCTGAGGATGGACCTCCGCTACTGCAAGACGCTGTGAGCGAAATGCGTACACTTGTCGGATGGGTTGCTGCATGGATGGGAAAGCAACCCCCGGAAGTGATCCGTATCGCTATCGGCGCGGGTGCTGTGCTGAACGGACTTGACCGGGATTGGACCTATCGCAAACTTGGCGCGTTGCTCCCGATGATCCAATTGGATCCTGTTCGGCATAGAGACTTTCAACTTAGGCTGAACACTCCAGTCCTTTCTCACCACGTGCCCAGTCTCGAGATTAACGCTCTTGCCACTTGGTCCGCGATGTTTATGCAGGTCGGCTTCTTCGGAGTAGGCGGGCCTGCGCAATTGCCAGGGCTGGGGATGAGTCAGAAGCATTTCGTGCATTGCGCGCTCGATGTAAACACAGATGCTGTCCGCACTGAACCGTTGCCGGTTGAAGTTTTAGTACCTACGCTTGATGAGGTTCTAAACGTTTCTTGCCAACTCTTAGGAGGCGCGAAATGATTGGTTCTGAAGTGCACGCTGTTGCGACAGGCGGGGGTACCACTGCCCAATATCATTCATGGCCAAAGTCGAGCGACGGTACAGAGACAGCGGGCGATGAGTCTTTCCGAAGCGCTGCCTACAATTCGTTGTACCGCAGCTCTCCCTATAGTTGCATTCACGAAATAGATAATAGGCCTGCGTTTGTGGCTTATGCTCCATCTACTGAAGATGTATTAACAAATGCCCTGAGGTCGATATCGCAATTGGCCGAAGCAAGATCAGTGTCAGAGGCATCGGCCGCATCTAGCGCGGTGCGCGCTGCATTGTTGGTCGCATATAGTCTTGAGCGTAAAAGCCTGTCTCGCGCCGCCGCAAAGGGGTTGATGCGTTTTGTCGAATCGAATGCAAAGGTAAATTGTTTAGCTGCTACGAACGGCTTATTAGTGGAACTCGACACCAACCGTCTCAGCAGCCGCGCGATCACCGGTGTAGTGCGAGCGACTGCTCGCATGCAGAAGTTGCTCCCCGCGTGGGATAAAACGTACGCACGTGCTTGGGTTGCTATTAGCGCTCAGGGAAAAAGTCCGCAGGCGATGTTTGTTGGCATGGATAAACCTGCGGAGAGCGACATTGTTGCAGGGACCAAGTGAAACGCCGTTAGTTGGTGAAAATTCACTCGCAGTAGCGATAGCCGGATCCTCGATAACGCATGACCGTGGTCAGCGACATGTCGCATTCTTATATCGTCATGAGTCAAAAAATTTGCTGCTTTTACACCTCGGGTGGCATGAACTTGTGTACTACGAGCGGTGGCCAGCGAAGCACTATTCTTGGCTCGAAATCGGTGGGATAGATCCTGAAGTCCAAGAGCTTTTTATTGATTGGGTTGAGATCATCGCAGCTGCCGCAGATGACAAAACCAAACCAATTCCCTACAGTGCAATCTTCAGGCCCGCAGGAAATTTCGATTCAAGCGGGCACTACATCGATAAGAGCGATGGCTCGGGCCTGACCTGCGCGACCTTTATCTTGGCAATGTTTGCAGACTACAAGATGCCGCTGATTGACGCTTCATCTTGGCCCAAGCGAATTGAAGACTTTACTTGGTTTCGAAAAATCTGGAAGAAGCTTCGGACTTCTTTTCCCGAGCTAAAGATTACCTGGATAGAGCAATTCAAGCAGCGCAGGAATCTGAAAAGGTTTCGGCCGGAAGAAGTAGTGGCAGCCGGAAGCCTTTATGCTGGTGAACCGCTAGCTCATGATGTAGTTGATAAGAAGGTTGCGCAGATTTCTGCCAGCTTCCCGACCTAGCACGTCGTCGCCGCAGTTCGGATCTCGTCCAAACGATCTGCGCTGCGGGCAGGGGATAAGACAGGTAGCGGCCGCCACACCCCGGAAGGGTCCCGGGCGACAGGGAAATTCGCTTCGAGAATTTGAAGCCGCGCGACAGCATTAGCAAACGCTGCATTGACGGCGGCGGAATTAACTTCGCGAAAACCCTCGGAGGGCGCAGCGCCTCCCTAGAACGTTAGTTTGCAGCTTAGCAAGCCAAGAGAGCGACGGCTCGTTCGGTGTCGTCTTTGCGAGCGGAATTCATGAGCGGAAATGATAGCTTTTTGATCGGCTTCTGCAATGTCATGTGCCCATCTACGGCAGAGGCGGCAACGCCGGCGGCGTACGGCGCTTTGCACCGGGCTTGATGATGCCCTCTGGCCGTACAGGGATCGGCCTGGCCAGCGCCATTTCGTTGAGCCGTTGCATCAGTGCTTGGCGTGGGAAAAGCCAGCTGCGGCCGATCTTGACCGCAGGCAACTCGTGATTGCGGGCTTTCTCTTCGACCGTTGAAGTTTCGCAGTCGAGCATTGCTGCGACTTCTTCCTTGTTGAGTATTTCGTTGGTGATGCTCACGCGTTTACTCCCTGAGCTTGGTCGACGTCGACCAGGCGCGTGCCGAGTTCCTGCAGCTGCAGCTCGTGGAGCTCGATCGCCGTCGAGATCACGTCCAGCTCGAGCAGGTGCAGCGGCGTCGCGTTCCAGACGCCGGAGTCCATGGCACGGCGGCCGATCTCCTGCAGGGCCACGGCCGCGCTGTGCAGGTGCTCGGCTAGGCCGCGCACGATGCCGCGCCGCTCGAGCGACTGGGCCCAGCAGATCGCGCGGGCCACGGTCGACCATTCGTGTTCGGTAGCCACGCCTTCTCGCAGCGCGCGGGCAGCAGCCTGCAGCGTGGTGACGGTGGCGCGGATCTGGGCGGTGTTCATCGCGCCACCCCGTAGCAGAGGAGGGCAACAAGCACGATCACGATGCCGGCCGCGATGGACTTCGGCTCCTCGGTCACGGCCGTTGCTCCTGAGTAGTGCCAGCTGCGGCGAGCCGGGGCTGGCCGTTGGCGACACGAAGGGCAGTGAGCGCCGTCGCGAAGGCGTTCCAGTGCTTGTTCGCCTCGCGCTGTGTCGGTCGATAGAAGTCGTCGCCAGGCATGTAGAGCAGGCAGCCTTCGTTGGCAATGCCGTCTTGCGGCCCGATACCTTCGGCGGTCGAGCACATGACGACCTTGAGGCAGTCGCTGGTCGGCGTCTCGCTGAACTGCCAAAGCTCGGCAACGGCTCCACAGCAGGGACACGGTGCGATCATCTTCCCGTTGACTGGCGTCAAAGGCTTGTACATGTCGTGGATGGCTGCTTCCGTCATGTCAGTACCTCCAGCACGTCGGCCTCGAGCTCGACCAGGTTGGCCGCCTTTTTCGGCCTGGCCAGGTTGACAACCCACTTCGTCGTGCCGTCGACGGCCGCCTTGACGGTGCCTTCTTTGCCGAAGTATTCGGAGGCATAGCCGCTCAGCGTGCCGCGAATCTTCACGCGATCGCCGGCCTTGAGTGCAGGCGTCTGCGGCTCGGCGTTCTGATTGGCGGAGCGTGGGAACGGCCACAAGCTGGCCGCCAGCACGCTCAGCCAGCCGATGGGGAGGGTGGCCTCGCCATCGTCACCATCGAACTGAACGCGAGCCTTCCCGCTGGCTCGGACCTGCAGCACAACGCCTTCCCGCCCATGATCGTGGTGGCCAGCCTGGTCGACCATCACCCGGTCGCCGACTTGGGGCAGGGCGGCCGCACTACCCGGCGCGGCAGGTGCCGCGCCTTCGTCAAGCCCTGCGCCGTCAGGCGCCTGGTTCTCTGCCTTCTCGCTCGCCTCGAGCTCCTGCAGGGCCTCGGCGATCTTCGCTGAGGCCTCTTCCTTCGACGTCTTGCCCTTCTTCACCGGCGCCGCAGGCTTCGACTTCGATTTTTCTCCCTTCGCACTTCCCTCCGGCTGCGCAGCCAGTTCGTCGCCGGCGGGAGATTTGGGTGCGCGTTCGGCCCGAATTTGCTCCTGCACCTCGGCCTTGATCGCGGCAACGTCGAGGGCCAGGAGGCAAGCGAGTTCCTCGATCACGGGCGCGGAGTCGCTGTAGACCCACTCGTCATCGACGTAGTCCCCTTGCGGATGACGATCTCCCTCGAGCAGCAGCAGGAGCAGCGTGTAGCCTACGTCGTTGTCATCGATTGCCCGGACCGAAGACGCCGTCAGCTCGTCGTCATAGCGGTTGCCGCTGAGCTCGAGTACATCGAACAATGTGCCTTCGTCGCAGCGGTTGTCCACCAGCGAGATCTCGAGGAGCACGCGGCGCAAAAGGTTCGCGCTCAGTGTCTTGATCTCGCCAGCGCGAATGCGAGGGGCTATAGCGTCCGCGGCCGCCTTGCGCCAGCGCTTCTGGTAGTTCTCGGCCAACTCGCGGCGCTTTTGCTTTTCTTCTCGCTCCGCCTGGCGTTCGCGGTCCTTCTTCATCTGCTGGTCGATCTTCTCGCCGCGCTCGTTCTTCCCGGCCTTTGCCGCAGCCTTCATGGCGAGCTCATCCGGGATGATTTCCTTCACATCGCCGTTGTGCGGGTCGACGAACAGCTTGACCTTGCCCTTCAGCTCGCGATCGGAGAGGGCTTTGCGGGTTGCATCATCGAGGTCCGAGTAGCCGTTGAGAGCGGAATACCAGCTCTGTGGCTTCAGCTCCAGCGCCTCCTTGCCTTCGATCACCTCTATGCCCTTTGCCTTGGCAAGCGCAATCAGTGCTTCCGAGTGCGCCGTTTCCTTCGCGTGGAAGCACGTCGGGTCCGTGCAGACGTCTGGACCGTCGACATCGGCAAACAGATCCGGGTTGGCACCGGTGCGCTTCGAGCATCCGGGGCAGTCGCCGGCGGCCGGCACCAGGTTGGCGTCGACGATCGAGAAGCGCGCGGCCGACAGCTTCAGCATGACGTTCTGCTGCACCCAGGTCTGGAGCGCGCGATAACTCAGCCGCGGCGAGCCCTGGTGGTCTTTCTCGGTCGCGGCCGCAAGGGCCTTCAACTGCAGCTTCTCGTCCGGGATGCGGGCGATGAGCAGGGCCTTGCTGCCGTCGATCTCGCCGGCGCGCAGGGCCTCGCGCGGTGCGCTGGTGAGGTCGAGCAGCTTCATTCGGCCGTAGACATAGCTGCGGCTCTTGCCGATGCGCTCGCCCACGAGCTCCTTGGCGATCTTGGTTTCCTCGCAGAGGCGCTGATAGCCCTCGGCTTCCTCGAGCTCGGTGAGGTCGTCGCGCTGCAGGTTCTCGACGATCTGGATCTCGAGCACTTCCTGATCGCTGAGCCTGCGAATCATCGCGGGGACGGTCGCCTGTTGCGCGAGCTTGCTGGCCCGGAATCGGCGCTCACCGGAGACGATCTCGTGCGTGGGCAGCGGCATGCCGTCGCCGCGGTTGCGGAACGTGTCATCGAGCCTGTTGGCGGGCAGCGGCCGCACCAGGATCGGCTGGTGCACGCCGCTGGCCTTGATGCTCTCTACCAGGTCGAGCATCTTGGCTTCGTTGAAGGTCTTGCGCGGATTGGTGAGGCTCGGCGTGATCAGCGCCAGGTCGAGCATTGCGAACTGTTCGCTCGTGGGGGCGTCGACCAAGGCCGCACCGCTGTCGGATGCAAATTCTTTGGTGGGCACAGTGGCTCCTTCACTGAAGAGAAGAGGGGAATGCCGCGGCGAACTGCATGAGCAGACGCGACGTGGTCTCCATGGCACGGCACAGTTCGGCCACAGACGCAGCGAAGTCTTCGCTGCTGCGAAGCTGGGAACGAGGCGCCTCCGCGACTGCGGCGTGGTGGGCTTCACCCGCCGGCGCGTAACCTGGAAGTGCCAGCGCCCGGCGGCGCTTGTCGCCAACCCGCAGTTGGATCAGCGCGCCACGTGTCAGCGCGGGCTTGAAAATCGCTGTGAGCGAGTGCGAAGGGATATCGAAACGCTCCGAGATCTCGCTGTACGTCAGGTGGCCGCCGTGCTGTTGGAGGTGCTGCAGCAGCCGATGGGGCCCGCTACCTTCGCGCGGTCGGTACGCCGGGGATGCCACTGGGGATGCGCTCTGCACAGCATGAGCAACCGCATGGCATTCAGGCGATGGATCCGGAATTGCTTCGCTCACAACAGGCGCTTCAGCTTTGGCCGTGTGAGTGGCCCCGCGGCTGTTGGGAATAGGCGGTGCAGGTGGCAGCGGCGCGAGCAGCTCCGCGTGCAACTGCTCGCGCGTCACCTTCCGGCCGCCGACCAGGCTGGGCAGCCTGAGCGCGTCGTAAGCACCATGCCGTGCTGAGCTGTTTGCGAGCTCGGCCCCCGTGTAGGTGCCCGCCATCACGCTGGGCGCGCCCAGAGGGCGAGCCGACGCGACGCGTGCGGTGGTGTGACGCTCGCTCATGCCGGCACCGTCACAGTAGCACCAGCAATGCCCGACTCCAGCGAGAGGAACTCGCCCAGCACCAGCTGCTGCAGGTGCCGGATGTCGTGGCTGTTGTTGAGGATGACGTCGGGAGAGAACGCGCTGCCGTCCGTCGCGCTGGCGTGCGTGCCCTCGGACGTGGTGCCCGCCGTGACACCGGGCCGCTTGACCTGCCAGATCTTGCCGTCGAGTGCCCGCACCGTGTCGGCCTCGTTCTTGAACCGCAGGTCGGTGATGACGAACCGGCTCTCGCCGTCGCGCATGTGATCGAGCACGCGCTGCATCAGCTGGCGCGACCAGTAGTGCTCGTGTTCCCGCCGGCGGTACTCGGTGCCCCACCATTGCAGGATCTGCCGGGGCGAGCGCGGCGCATCGAGCCATTCGTTGGGTACGCGCCCCTCACCAACGCGCGGAACGATGCCGGGAGCCAACGCCACGGCCGCGAGGAACCCGATCGGCGCCTTGCGCATCGCCATCGCGGACATCGGGTGGTTCTTCGTGCTCGGGTGCGTGAGATAGCTGAGCTCGATGCCGAAGGCATTCGAGACCTCGGCGCGCAGCGCGTCGGCGAAAGCCAGCTTGCGAAACCGGAGGTGCTCGACAAGCAGATCGGCGACGGTGTCTTTGCCAGTGCTGGCGAAGCCCGTCATTGCGACGACGATTCTTTTCATGGGGATGCCTCAGGCAGAAGTGAGCTCGACGGCCTGGACATGCGGCAGGATCGTCCGCATGCCCTTGAAGCTCGTGAGCAAGGTGATGGAGACGCCCTTTTTCAGGGTCGCGGCTTTCGCCTCTGCGGCCTCACGGCCGTCCTCGGGATAGACCTGCTCGGCGTGGAGGGTGCGACCCTGGCCGCTATGGACCGGACGCACCTCCATGCACAGCACAGGGCGCACGTGCGTCCCGTCGCCGATGGTCTGCACCCGGACCTGCGCATGTGACGCCATGGTCCCGTGCAGCTCGAAGATCGTGCCCACGTATTCATGCGCATCACGGTCTGTGCCCGTGAACATGTCGGCCTCGGCGGCTGGTGCAGACGTCTGTACGGCGGCGCTGGTCACGGCGTCACTCCGTTCAGGTCGTTGAGTGCGAGCGCCAGCGCGACGAGCATGACGACGGCCAGGACGAACAGGACCAGGAACTGGCGCAGTGCAGCCTGCACCCATTCGATCGGTGTGATCATCGGCTCGTCGTCGTCGTGGCTCACCAGTGCCTCGAGCTGCAGGGGGTCGAGCAGGCGTCTCATGGCTGGTCTCCCGTGGCCGCAGCGATGCGAGGATCGGCGGCGTGTCGTGCGGTGCGCAGTGCATCGCGGTGGTCCAGGGCGGATGCCTGGTAGGAGTCGGTCTCGCTGGGGCCGTCGAGCAGCGCCCCGCCCAACAGCCAAGCGAGAACCCCCGCGGCGGTAATCGCGTAGATGCGAAGGCGCTTCATGCGTGCCTCCCTGAGGTCTGTTCGCTCGCTCTGGGAGCGGCTTGGATGTCGACGCTGGCCAGAGCGAGAGCGAGCTGTCCGAGGCCGGCCGTGCGGCTTTCGCCAGCGAGGACCGTGCCGCGAATGGCGCACGCCAGCGACTCCACCAGTTCGCGATCTGCATCGGCCAACTGCGTGACTTCCCCGCGGACGTGATCGCGGAGCTGGGCTGCGATCAGCTGTTCGTCGCCGGTGCTCATGCGGTGGCCCCGGCGCGTTCGGCATTACGGCGGACGATGCTTGGTGCTTCTGAATAGCAGCCTTTGCACCAGCGACGCCAGCCAAATGGCCCGTTCTTGTCGCGATAGAAAAACTCCGCGAACGGCCTATCGAAGACCTCGAGGCAGCGCCCGCAACGGAGGGTTGGCGGTTGGTTGATGTCGCTGGGATGAACTGTGGCCGTGGGAGAAATTGGCGGCTCCCAGTTACCACACTTGCAAGCGCTCCCGCTCCACGACTCGACGCCTCCCTTTCTCCAGCCGCACGTCTGGCATCTTGGATGCAACGGTGCCGAGGTGTGCTGCGCGCTCATGCAACACCTCGCACGGACGTGAGCTCGTCAAGCTGCTGGTTGAGGCTGCGAGCCTGCTCGGCAAAGCGAGCCTGCATTGGATGCGCCACGCACGTCGTTTCGCGTGAAACAACGACGGGTAGCACAAGACCGTTGCCGAGATCGATAGTCCCTTCACGCAGGGCCTTGTCGGCCGTGGTGAGAAACATCTTCTTCCACGACTCCATGCCTTGGACGGCAGGGCAGCGGTAGAACGCCTGGCGGCGGGAGCGCACCTCGCGGATCCAGATCTCGGCTTGGCGCGGCGTGCGCGTGGTTGCGACCACGGCAGTCACTCTGCGTGCTCCAAGCGCTCCACGCTGGCGACGGGGCAGCCCGTCTTCGCGTGGGCTTTGCGTTGAGCCGCTTCGCCGCTGACGGCTTTCAGGTCAACGAAGGGGAGAACGCCGGAATCGGTATTGGTGGGGACGCCGTTACGGTCGATCGGTGCGTAGAAGCAGCGGTAGGGCCGGGTGGCGGAGAGCGGCGTTCGGCGACTGCGGCGGTCGCCTGCGGGTTTCGCAGCTGCAAGGGGCATGAGTCACTCCAAGAAGCGCTGCGGGGTGCAGCGCGCTGGAGTACTGTAGCGAAAGCTACAGAATCATGCAATAGCAAAAGCTACTGTCCGGAGCGGGCGTGCCTAGTCGAGAGGTTGATGCATTGCAAATGCTATCGAACGGGCATCGTTTGCTGGCTGGTTTCCGAACCGGGAGGGCGCGGATCGGACCTGGTGCCGTAGGGGCAAATGGAAGAGGAGCCACCGATCCAGACGGGCAGCGCTTCTTCGAAGCCTGTCGACCTGGTCCGGCGCGTCAGTTGGACTGTTGCGCCACTCGGGAGTGGTTGCACCAGCCATTTGGCAAAGGGGATGTTTCCAAGGTCGTTCACCATGGTCAGCTCGATCTCGCCTTCCTTCGCCTCGGGGAAGTAGTTCGATGACACCGTGAGACCATCTGGATAGCACTCCTTCATCGCTCGGAGCATGTTCCGGAATGTCGCTTCGGAGCCAAGTGGAGAGGGTGTGGAAGAGATCACCGAATTCTCGGCCGTGAGCGGTGCACCGCATGCTGTAAGCATGATCACGATCGACGCCGCTACTGCTGCCTGGGTGAGCTGTCGCATCAGTGGTCCTTCCTAAATCCGCTCGCTTTGACGGTGTACCACTCGGCCGATGACGAGGCATGAGTCGGTGGCGCATTCTTTCTTCGGGTAGCGCCCCTTATCTGGATTGTCAGACGAAAGCCACCACAGGCCCGCTTCTCGGATTAGTCGCTTGATGACAGGTTCGCCTTCGTAGTTCATGGCGAAAACTTCGCCGTCCCTGGGTTCGCGGTCTTCTGTGTTTACAACGACGATGTCGCCGTCGTAGAGCGTTGTCTCCATGCTGTGCCCTGAGACACGGATCGCTTTGAGTTTGTAGGACTTGAGTCCCTTGCGCCGCAACCAGTCGGAGCGAAAGAAGATAGGTGCGGACTCGGAAATGTCGGGTTCCGTTGCGAACCCGGTGATCCCCGCCCTGACCTTTATCCGGACCACCGGCACTGGTTCTAGATCCGGGTGCTGGTCCATGTCCTTGACATCCATGCCGATCACATTGCCTGGCGGCTCGAACCAGTTCCGTGCTTCGTGCATTTCATGAATTGCGGCAATGGTCTTTTCGCTGATCGGTCGGCTGCCCTTGATCATTTGTCCGACAAACGCGCCATCTCTGTAGCCCAGTTGACGGCCAAGCGCGGCGTTACCTCCAAGTTTGTTGGCGAGCGCTTGGAGGCGTTCTCGGCGCCACTCGAGTAGATCGTCCATGTCCATGTTTTAAACAGTAGCATGCGCTACAGAAGCGATTGCTATTGAATGCATGTAGCAAACGCTATAGGATGGGGTCCTATGAAGCTCGACGAATACTTCAGGCTCCCGGATTCCCACTCTGTGTCGGAAATTCGCATGCTCATCAAGGCAAAGAGCGACGCCCAGATCCGGCAGTGGCAGCACGGCTACGACGGGCGACGTCCTAACTTCGACAACCGGGTTGCGTTGGAGCGCGCCACCGGAGGGTTGGTCAATGTGGAGGAGTGGGGCGCGGATTGCGTCTGGATCCGCTTTCCTGACCCGGCGTGGCCTCACTCCGATGGCCGGCCCTTGCTTGACTTCGAGCCTGCGGAGGTCGCAGGTCGTCCAGTTCAGCAAGGAGCCTGAGATGCCTGCATCGCCTAGTCTCACCCCGTCGACATCCGAATCGCCTGCTCGAGGCGCGTCTTGCGGTTGTCGATCGCCTGATTCGATTGCTGAATCGCGATCGGGTCCATGCCTTGCTGGCGAACCACTTCTGTCCGCATGGACTGCAGAGATTGAAGAGCTGCAAGCCATTTCTGCTGCACGTCGGGAGGCAGCGCGCTCATGAGTGCGTCCATCGCCAGCTCGACTGCGGCCAGATCCGCGCGTTGCCTGTGCACTCGTGTGAATAGTTCGTCCGGTGTCATTTTGTCCGCCCGTCGTCGGGTCCGTGTTGGGGAACTCGGAATCTACCCGGTGATGTGGCGGGCGCCAGTTTCTCCTCGCCGCCGACCATTTCGGCGCGCCTGTACTTGGCTCACTCCCTCCTCCTACGCCGCGTGCGGGAAGGTACGCGGTGTTGGGCGTGTCGAGGCGGCGGGGGCTTTTCTTCGTGGTGCGGTTCATGGCCGCAAGTCTCTTTTTTTTCCCTTTTGAAGGCGATCCGACGCGTTCCGACAATGTCGGAAGGTCGTCGGAACCGCTGTTTTGACGGAGTGCAGCATGGACGACAAACTCTTTTATGACGACGACCTGGACGCGCTGAAGGCGACGATCCAGCACCTGGGTGGCAACAAGGCGGTGGGCGTTCAGCTGTGGCCAGACAAGACGCCAGACGCCGCCGGCCGCTCGATGGCCGACTGCTGCAACACCAGCCGTTCGGAACGCCTCAGCCCTTCCCAACTGCTGTTCGTGATGCGCCTTGCGCGCGAAAAGAACTGCCACATCATGGCCGAGCACCTCATGAGCGAGGCGGGCTATGCGAAGCCGGTGCCGATTGACCCGGACGAGGAGGCGTCGACCATCGTCGAACGAATCGACGAGACGCTGCAAGGTGTGGGCATCCTGGTCGATCGCCTGGAACGCTTGCGCAATCGCACCAGTCTGAAGGCGGTGGGGTGAAGCCCGTGGAACAGATGACCCGGACGTGTTCAGTCGCGGCCGGGCCGGATGACCTTGCCCAGTTCCCAGGATGAGCGAAGAGCCGCCATTCCCGACAGTCGAGCCACCGGCCTGGGACCAGATCCCAGCGTCGCTGGCTTCGCGCCAGCAATGGGTGGTGTGGAAGTTCGAGCGTAAGGAGGGCGCGAAAAAGCCCGTGAAGATGCCGTACTACGTCCAGGGAGGGCGTCGTGTCGGCGAGCAGGGTACCGACCGTGATCGTATGCGCCTGGCGACATTGAGTGTCGCCAGGCGGGCTTACGAACGCGGTGGCTACCATGGTGTCGGGTTTGGTTTTCTGCCAGGCGATGGCCTCATCGGCATCGACTTGGACGACCAGCGAGAAGCAGACGGCTCGTGGTCAGAGCGGTGCAACAACATCGTCGCTGCCTGCGACAGCTATACCGAGATCTCGGTGAGCGGGAAAGGCGTTCATGCGATCGTCGAAGGACACACCACGACGAACAAGTCCAATGACATCGGTGTCGAGCTGTACTGCGACAAGCTCTACTTCATCTTCACCGGCAACCGCTTCCCGAACACACCGGCCGAGGTCCGGCCTATTGACGATCTAACGTTGAGACGTCTGCACAAGACGATCGACGACGCGAAGGAAGCCGCTCAGGCTGCAAAGCGTTCGGCGTCTGCGCCTGCGCCAGCCCGGGGCACCGCGCCGGCGGCGGGGCAGGGCGGTGGCGACTTTCGCAAGGTCAACGACGCGGCGATGGCGAATTTTCCGGCCTGGGTGCCAGCCTTGTTCGGCGGCAAAGAGACGGTGCATGGTGCCGGCTATCGCGTGACCTCGAAAGCTCTGGGGCGCGATCTGCAGGAGGATCTCGCGATCGACCCGCGCGGGATCTGTGACTTTGGCGTGGCGGACATGGGAGACGCGACCGGCGGTGCGCGTACGCCGATCGACCTGGTCATGGAGTGGCAGCCGTCGGCGAAGAAGCCTGCAGACGCACTGAAATGGCTCGCACCGCTCGTCGGCGTCCAACTGTCGAAGCCAGCGCGGAGCGCCAAAAATCGCGACGCTCCGGCTCCCGCTGGGGGGCAGGGTGGTGGCGGAGGGGGCAGCGAGCCGCCGCCCACCGACCCCGACGATCCGGGCGAGCAGTTCGATCGTGACAACGTCCTGGCGATGCTCGTGAAAGGCAAGGGCGGCCGGCCCGACGACTGCCGGGAGAACGTCCTCTACTGCGTGCTCAACGATCCGACCCTCAAGGACCTGATCAAGAAAAACGACTTCAGCCAGCTCCTCGAGCGCACCAAGGATGCCCCGTGGGGCCGGCCAGCGGGGGAGTGGGACGAAGAGGACGATCTGATGCTTGGCGAGTACCTGCTGCGCACCTATCGCCTCGGCATCAAGGGCAAGGGCACGCTGCGAGACGGCGTGCTGATGGCCGCCAGGTTGAGCAAGTACAACCCGATCCACGACTGGATCAAGGCCGAGCAGTGGGATGGTGTGCCGCGCATCGAGCACTGGCTCGTCGACGTGTATGGCGTCGAGGATCGGCCGTACACCCGGTTGATCGGCAAGTGCTTCATGATGGGCCTCGTCAAGCGGGCGATTCAGCCAGGCTGCAAGTTCGACTACATGCTCATCCTCAAGGGGGAGCAGGGTCTGGCCAAGTCGACGGCGTTCCGTGCGCTGGCCTTCCCGTACTTCACCGACAACGCGATTCGCGTCGGTGACAAGGACAGCCTGATGGCGATGCAGCTGGCCTGGATCGTCGAGTCGGCCGAGCTCGAGTCGCTCAACAAGTCCGAGACCACGCTGATCAAGCAGTTCCTGTCTGCGCAGGAGGACTGGTATCGGCCGCCCTATGGCGGGCAGATGCGCAAGCAGCCGCGGCATTCCGTGAACGTGGGCACGACGAACGCCGACACGTTCCTGAAGGACGCCACGGGTGACCGGCGCTTCTGGCCCCTCGAGGTCCACATCGTCAACGTGGACGCGCTGATCGCCATGCGCTCCCAACTGCTGGCCGAGGCGCTCCACCGGATCAACCAGGGCGAGCGCTATTGGCCGACACGCGAGGAGGAGCGCGAGCTGGTGTTCCCCGAGCAGGCGCCGTTCAAACGCGTGGACGAATGGGAGAACGTGCTCGACGAGTACGTCAACGACTCCAGCCGGCCGCACATCAACGATGTAGCCAGGATCGACCGCGACTTCTTCCCGAGCACCGAGATCTACGACAAGGCGCTCAACATCAAGGCCGACCGCATCGACGGCAACGGCCAGATGGACACCCGCATCGTCAACTGCATGAAGGCGCTCGGCTTCGAGCGCTACAGGGAGACCACAGGCAAGCGCAGGCGCGGCTATCGACGCCTGCCCCGACCGGAGGCCGTCGCGCCGCCGCCCAGGCACGCTGATGACGGGCCACCATCCTTCGAGGACGAGAGCGACAATGACTTGCCGTTCTGATCTCAACACTGCGCGCCTGGCTGGATGCCACGCGGGTTGGTCTCGCCCCAGCGGAGCAGGCGTCTACGCGTCTACCCCGATGGTCCTGACGCCACCGCCGTCCAGCCCGTCCACCCTACGTCCACCCGGGGGTGGACGGCGCAAGTTGTTGATTCTGCTGGGGAAATTCCCGGTACGTCCACCCGTCCACCCCTTCCGGGGTTTTCGCTTCACACACATGCGCAGGCGCGCACACAGGCGGGCGTGTGTCTGCGCGCGCGCACGGGCGCGGCTCACCCACACACCTTGGTCGGGTTGGACAGATGGACGGATCCAGCATCCATGCGGGTTTGCGCCGTCCACCCCCCGTCCAGCCACGACCGCCAGCGGGAGAAAAGCACCATGAACCAGCCAGCCAAGCAGCCGGATATGCGCGAACGCATGCCGATGACAGCCCAGTGGATCGCGACGAAGCGCCTCGAGTGGGGCCGCGAGCACGTCGATGCATGCCTTCGGCGCGCGACAGCGAAGAAAGAGCCGGGCTTCTTCTACGCAATGGAGGCCGGGCAGGTGGCGGGCACGCCGTTCCCGGCCTCTGACCCGGTATCCGAGTGGCAGCAGTACGCAGTGCTCAATGGCTGCGACTTCGCTGTCTTCATGCGCAAGCCCGGCGGCGACGACCCGGCCAATCCAGAGATCTCGGCGCACCAGGTGCAGACGCCTGCAAAGCGAGGCAAGCCATGAGGATCGACATTCGAACCAACTTCGACCAGGTCGAGGCGGCGCTCAACATCGCCCAGCGGCAGGTTCCGTTCGCCTTGTCCCGTGCAATGAATCTCACGGGCCGCGATGTCATCGCCGCTGAGCGCGATGAGATGTCGAACGTCTTCGACCGGCCAACGCCGTTCACGCTCAACTCGCTGCGCCTGAAGCCTGCGACGAAGCAGGACCTCACGGCCGTGGTCGACGTGCGGAACAGCGATCGCCTGAATCACTTCATCCTGCCGCAGATCCACGGTGGTGCTCGCCTGCAGAAGCGCTTCGAGGAACTGCTCGTGCAGCGTGGCGTGATGAAGGCCGATGAGCGTGCCGTGCCGGCGCTGGGCGCCGAGCTCGATTCCTACGGGAACATGAGCCGCGGGCAGATCGTGCGCATCCTGAGCCAGCTGCAGGCCTTCAACCTGGCGGGCTCCGATGCCAACGCCACCACCAGCAGGCGAAGCAAGGCCAAGCGGCAACGCGAGGCGTTCTTCGTGAGCCAAGGGCCGGGCAAGGCCACGTTCGGTCGCCACTCGTGGAGCAAGGGCCGCAAGCTGCAACACCTGCAGCGCGGCATCTGGGCCCGCATCGCCTTCGGTGCGATGGGCACCACCGTGATGCCCGTGCTGCTGTTCGTCTCGAGGGCGGTGTACACGCCGCGCTACCGCTTCGAGGAGATGGCACAAGCCACCATCACTCGCGTGTTCGCTCGCCACTTCGACGAGTCCTTTGCGGCGGCCCTTCGGACCGCTCGGCCTGGGGGAGGCGCGTGATGGCGGCGGTCCATCGGGGCAGGGGGCTGACCCCCCACCCCCCCGGTCGCGGGTCCTCCGCCGGAGGGCCGAGTACGGGTAATTCGAACCCCGTCCGCGCACTAGTAGTGGCCGGGCCGAGGAGGTAAGTAAGCATGCGGATCAAGGGACAGGAAAACATCGCCGCCATCCTCGGCGTGGCACCGAAGACCATCACCGAATGGCAGGTGGTCGGCTTTCCGGTAGCAGTGCAGGGCGGGCCAGGCATACCGAGCGAATACGACGCGGCCGCCTGCGTGGCCTGGCTGGTCGACCGCGAGGTGCGCAAGGTGCAGTCGGAGTCGCCGAAGGACCGGCTCAACCGCCTGCAGGGTGACAAGATCGAGCGCGACATGATGGTCGAGAGCCGCGCGCTCATCCCGGCCGACGAGGTCGAGCCGCTGTGGTCGAGCGCGGTGCTCAACGCGCGCGAGTACCTGGTGAACGAGCCGCCCCGGCTGGCCTCGTTGATCATCGGCATGTCCAAGGTGGACGTCGAAGCGCTGCTCGAGGCGACGTTCGAGGAATTTTTGAAACGTCTTTCCAACTGGCGTGCGCCAGTGGGCGATGACGACGATGAAGAGCCCGACGTCGAGGAGGGGGACGTCGAGTGAGCTTCGAGTCAAAGCCTCAGCCCTCGCACGCACAGCGCGCGAGAAAGGCGCTGCGCGCCACGCACGCGAAGGTCTGGGCCAAGCTGCGCCCACCGGTCCGGCTGTCGGTCGCCGAGTGGAGCGAGAAGTTCCGGATCTTGAGTGGCGAAGAGTCCGCCATCCCGGGCAAGTTCTCATGGGCGGTTTCGCCAGCGCTGCGAGAGATCGCGGAGGTGGCGAATGCACCCGGCACACGGCGGCTCGTGGTGCAGAAGAGCGCCCAGGTCGGCTACACCGCCGGCATCGTCTGCAATGTGATCGGTTACCACGTCCACTACCGGCCGAGCGTGATCGTCGCGGCGTTTCCGCGCACCCAGGCCGCGAAGGACTTCGCTTCCGAAAAGCTCGATCCGATGATCCGGCGCAGCCCGGTTCTGGCGAAGCGCATCACGCTAAACAGCCGGGCCCAGGGGAACAGTGCACTGCGCAAGCGCTTCCCTGGCGGCTTGATCAAGCTGGTGGGCACGAACAGCCCGAGCGATGTGAAGTCGACCAGCGCCCGCGTGGTGATCGTGGAAGAGCCGGACGACGCGGCCACCGACGTGCGTGGCCAGGGCAACTCGCTCAAGCTGCTAGGGGAGCGGGTCAAGACCGATCCTCGAAGCCTCTTCCTGGTCGGCGGAACGCCTACGGCGAAGAACGCCAGCGCGGTCGAGGCGGAGATGCGCACCACCGACAAGCGCTATTTCCATGTGCCGTGTCACGGATGCGGCGAGGCTCACGTCCCGGACTGGGAGCATGTGACCATCCCCGAGGACGAGAAAGCCGAGAACCATGAGGTCTATGGCCGGTATCAACCGGATGCCGCGTTCTACACCTGCCCGCACTGCGGTGAGCTGTGGAGCGATGACCAACGCATCGCGAACCTGCGGCGTGCCGAACGTGACGGCTTCGGCTGGATCCCATCCGCTGTCGGCGCAACGCCAGGCTACTACCTGAACGAGCTGCTCAGCACCTTCGACGGGTCCCGCGTGCCGGTGCTGGCCCGCAAGTACCTCGAGGCCAAGTGCGAGCTGGACAAGGGCGACCCCACGGACATGATCGCGTTCTGGAACAGCACGCGTGGCCTGACCTGGGAGTACCGCGGCGAGCTGCCGGAAGAAGACACGCTGCGCGAGCGCGCGGAGTCATACATGGAGTGGAGCTGCCCGGTCGGCGGCCTGGTCGTGTTGATGACCGTGGACGTGCAGCACGATCGCCTTGCCGTGACGGTGTGGGTTGTTGGCCGCGGCGAGGAAATGTGGCTCGCGTTCTGGGGCGAGTTCTACGGTCAGACCGTGGTGAGCCACGCCGGGGCCTGGATCGAGCTCGAGGCAGCGATGGGCCGCCGTGTGAAGCATGCGACCGGAGTAGCCCTTCCCGTTGCAGCACTGGCCATCGACTCGTCGGACGGCCAGACCAGCGAGGCGGTCTACGCCTTCGTCCGTAAACACAACCGGCCTGAGCGTCCGGTGTACGCGGTCAAGGGGGCATCCGACTCCGTGGGCAAGGTGGAGATCTGGTCGCCACCGAAGGCCATCGATCCGAACGCGAAAGCGACGAAGGCATCGCGCGCCGGCGTGCGAACGCACATCGTCGGCACGGCAAAGGCCAAGGATCTGATTCTGGGCTGGTCGGAGCAGGCGGGCCGGGTTCGCCTCGAGGGCAACGGGCCGGCCCGCATGCATTGGTATGAAGGCGTGCGCGACGACTTCTACGAGCAGCTGCTCAGCGAAATCAAGATCCCCGGCCGCATCAACAAGGCCCGCCGGGAGTGGAAGGTCCGCACGGATCGGCGTAACGAAGCACTCGACTGCACGGTGTACGCCCTGTGGCTGTTGCGCGCGCTGCGCCTCCATCTGCGCAAGGCACAGCAGTGGGACTACGCCGAGCTCAAGGTGCGGCAGGCCCCGCTGATCGTCGAGGACGAACACATCCCCGAAGTGCAGACGTCTGCATCGACGTCGACGTCGACGCCGCCGGAGCAACCGCCGCCGGCGCCAGTAGCACCTCCGACACCAAGCCCAACACCCGCACCGGCCCCACCACCTCGAAGAGCCGTCCCGCCACCACCGAATCCCTTTGCATCTGAAGACTGGAGCAGCCGCCTATGAACCAACGAACACCGCAAACCGCTGGCCAGGCCGAGGATGCAGCAGTGCAACTCGAGCACGACTTCGTCGGCATCATCCGTGACGAGATCGGCATGCACGAGCCGCTGGCAACTGTGTTTTCGCGCGCCCTGGTGCGAGGCCTGCGCCGGGTACTCGGCGGGCAGGACCTGTACATCCCCACGCCGGACAAGTCCGAACGCGATGCGTCAATCAGGCGGGACTACAACGGGGACAACATGGAGGAGCTGATGCGCGCCCACGGCATCGGCAGGACGCGCTTCTACGAGATCATCGGCGCGCGGCCGCAGCGGCCTCGACGTGTTGACCTGCGGGATGCGAAAAATCCGGAATCATCCCTAGAAAGCGGACGGACAGACGGCTACGGTGGTGGCCTATGACCATCGCCACAGACATGCTCGCCAAGTACTTGGCCGCCGAGGCCGACGTGCTCTCCGGCAAGACCATCCAGTTCAACGGTCGCACCTACACCAGCGAGAACCTTGCGGACATCCGCAAGGGCCGCAAGGAATGGGAGAGCCGTGTCGCTGCCGAGAGTGGAAAAACGGGGCCGACCATCGGCGGCCTCTCGTTCTCGGTTGCGAGATTCGACGGCCGCGACTGAAACTGAAAGCCCAGACACCATGAACATCATCGACCGCATCGTCGCCTGGCAGAACCCCATTTCGGGCCTTCGACGCGCCCAAGCACGCCAGGCGCTTGCCCACTACGAAGCTGCCAAGCCGAGTCGGCAGCGCAAGTTCCGCAACGACAACAGCAGCCCGAACACCCTGGTCGGATCAGGCGCGGCCGCGCTGCGAGCGCATGCGAGATTCCTCGAGCGGAATCACGACCTCTCGCGCGGTGCCTTGCGGGTGCTGGTCAATAACATCGTGGGCGCAAGCGGCATCGCTGTCGAGCCGCAACCGCGTCGTGCGGACGGGTCGATTCACACTGAGTACGCCAACGCCCTGCGGGAAGGATGGCGGAAGTGGGCGCGTCGGCCAGACGTCACGAAACGGTACCGATGGCCATTGGCCCAGCGCTTGTCTGCGTACACGTGGGTGCGCGATGGTGAGATGTTCGCCCAGCAGTTAATGGGGCCAGTCGCCTACCTGAATCACGGGAGCGAGGTGCCTTTCTCTCTCGAGCTGCTCGAGCCGGACTTCGTGCCGCTCGACTACGACGACACCGGGAAGAACATTCGCCAGGGCATTCAGTCCAATGCGTGGGGCGAAGCAACCAACTACTGGACTTACAAGGGGGATCCGCGGGAGGGGATGACCTTCCTAACTGACAGCGGACTGAAGGCCATCCCCGCCGCCCGGATGCTCCATCTCTCCACCCTGGATCGCCTGCATCAGCAGCGCGGGATCTCCGAATTCGCCAGCGTGATCACACGCATCGAGGACCTGAAGGACTACGAGGAAAGCGAGCGCATAGCTGCCAAGGTTGCGGCTTCGATGACGGCTTATGTGAAGCGCACGGATCCGGACGTAGGCTACAACCCCGAGAACCTGCCGCGAGCCGAGGACGGCACCCCATTGCCTCGCGATCTGCGTATGCAGCCCGGCATGATCATCGACTCACTGACTGTCGGCGAAGAGATCGGGATGATCGACAGCAAGCGACCGAACCCGAACCTGGTGACGTGGCGATCCGGCCAGCTGCGAGCGTTCGCCGCAGGCGTCGGCGCAAGCTACTCGAGCATCAGTCGCGACTACAACGGAACTTACAGCTCTCAGCGCCAGGAGCTCGTCGAACAGTGGGTGAACTACGCGGTATTGACCGACGAATTCACGGGCATGCTGGTCCAGCCGACATACGAATCCTTCGTCTGGATCTCCAACGCGAGCGGCGTGATTCCGAGGCCCCGTGATGTGATGTCGGGCACCGAGGATGACGCGCTCTTCATCGGGCAGAGCATGCCGTGGCTGGACCCCTTGAAAGAAGCCCTGGCCTGGGAGAAGCTCGTACAGGCAGGTTTCGCGAGCGAGGTCGAAGTCATCCGCCGCCGCGGCGGAAGTCCGCGCGATGTACTCGAGCAGGTCAGTGAGTTTCGGCGCCAGGCAGCAGAGAAAGCGCTGATTTTTTCCAGTGATGCGGCAACGACTCCTGGCTCCAGTCGGGGAAAAGTAGAGACGACAGATTCAAACACGTCTAAAGACTAAAAATCATTCGTCCACGAGGACGCTGAGGTAGTCCAGCTTCTCTGTGTCATTGCTCTTTTTGTATGTAGCCACCCAGTGATTTAGCCGTTTTTGCACCGCGTCGCTGACATCCTTCTCTGGGCATAGGTAGGTGAGCCCCCACAGAATATTTTCGGATTCCTGTCGCATCCAGGGCGAAGTCCGGAGTGAAGTCAACACACGTACAAGCGAATCCATTACCCGAGACACGTCTTTGTTACGCAGCACAAGGTGAATATCGTTGAGAGGGCTGAGTGTGTCTCTGGTGGTGTGCGGTACGACCGAGAACTGCATGATGTGCTCGTAGATCAAATCCCGCTGGTCTTCCGGTGCGAATCTGATGTCGCCCGCGTGTAGCATGCCAATAGTCGTCATGCGTATGGTGCTGCCGTCTTCCTCTCTGATCACGCGTGCAATTTCGCCGATGCAAGCTTGCTTTGTTGTCTCCTCCGCATCCTCAAGGATGATTCGATAGGCCTTAGACAGTGTTTCGGCAGTTGCGGAACGCGCGTCGCCCTCAATGCTTGAAACTTCCTCGATATACGCTTTCGGCAGCAAGCTAACCAGCAACCGCTGACGTTGAGTCTCGTTAAAGCCGACGAGCAGATGCTTCAACATCTTTACCGCGCCTTGATCCTTCTTGATCTTTGCCAGTACCTGTTCGGCAGTCAATCCAACTCGCTTCTGCAGCGTGCGCGCTACTTCTCGAGTGATAAGGCCGACCAGTTCAAGGGCTATGACGGCATCGCTCCTGTTGGGAGCCGGCTCGTTCATTCTGACTACCCTTCCAGGATGAATAAGGTTGCGGTACGACCGCACGACGCCGCACAGCTCTTCAACTCGCTTGCTTAGCACACCTTCGATGGCGCAGACTTTGATTGCCTCCGCCAACTCCAGCTTGAGAACGTCTCGCGAGAGGTTTCTTGAGGGAAGCGGATAAGAGTGCAAGTAGTCGATGAGTAAAGCCTCGACGATGCTTCCGGCCAGAACCTGCGCAGCCTTCCAAGCCTCTTTCGCGAGGCAGTTTTCCATTTCTCGAAAGTCCGATTCGAGCGACTCGCGAAACTGAGGATTTGTGATGAAGTCAAAGCTGAGCATAGTGGTGTCTCATTGAAGGGCGCCGCCACTTCATAACCAAAAAATAATCCGCTTTTTACCCTACAAAGCGGACGACGCATTTTTGACACTGGAAACCTCAATACGAGGCATCCAGTTCATGAAAGCACAAAGCACTTGGTACGCAATTCGCCGCCGCACGGCACTGGCCGCTGCCGCGCTGGGTGTCGCCGCGGCGGCCGAGATCTATATCTACGGCGACATCGGCGAAAGCTGGTGGGAAGAAACGGTGAGCGCCTCGTCGTTCGTGCGCGAACTGCAGGCCATCGAGGCCGACCAGATCACCGTTCGCATCAACAGCTTCGGCGGCAGCGTGCCAGATGGCCTGGCCATCTTCAACGCACTGCGCCGCCATAAGGCCACCGTCACGACCGAAGTCGATGGCATGGCGTTCTCCATCGCCAGCCTGATTGCGATGGCCGGTGACAAGGTCCACATGGCGAACAACGCCGTGATGATGATCCATGCGCCGTGGACCTATGCGGCCGGCAACAGCGCAGAGCTGCGCGAAATGGCGGACCAGCTCGACACCTGGGCTGCTGCGATGTCCACCAGCTACGCGCTTCGTACCGGTGACCAGCCCGCCATGCTGGCCCTCGTCACCGACGGCCAGGATCACTACTACACCGCTGAAGAAGCACTCGCGGCGAAGTTCATCGATGGCATCACCGATGCCATGCCCGTGGCGGCAAGCGCCGCTCGCGATCTCCCGTCCAACCGTTACCGCTCGGTGCCAGCAGCTCTGCTGGCCTCGTGCCCATCCGCGGCAACCGCCGCAAATTCCGCTGAAGAGGACCCTATGAAACTCCGTTCCCATCTGCTGCTGACCGCCATCGGCGCGGCCGGCGCTGCTGCGGCCGGCGGCGGAAACGCCGCCGTGCCGGCAAACCCCGCTGTGCAGACGTCTGCACCGGACGCCGCCGCGGTGCTTGCCGCCGACAAGGCTCGCCGCGATGGCATCCGCGCGAGCTTTGCGCGCTTCAAGGCGCAGCCCGGCGTGGAAGCGCTGCAGCAGGCCTGCGAGGACGATCACGCCATCACCATCGAGGCAGCTGGCACCAGGCTGCTAGCACACCTCGCCACGGGCGCTACGCCTGTGGCCGGCGGGCACGTCATTACAGTCGAGGACGAGTCCGACAAGCAGCGCAAGGCAGGCACGCAGGCTTTGCTGGCCCGGGCTGGTCTTGAAAAGATGGAAGGTGCCAACCCGTACCGCGGCTATACCTTGGGCGAGATGGCCCGCGCCAGCCTCACCCGCGCCGGCTTCCGCACCGATGGCATGGACAAGATGCAATTCGTGGGCGCCGCGTTCACGCACAGCACGAGCGATTTTCCGGGCCTGCTCGCCAACGTGGCCAACAAGGCGCTGCTTAAGGGCTACTCCGAGGCCGAAGAGACCTTCCAGCTCTGGACCCGTGCCGGCAGCCTGGGCGACTTCAAGCCTGGCAAGCGCGTCGACCTGAACGCCTTCCCCAGCCTGCGCAAGGTGGCCGAGGGCGCCGAATACAAGTACGCGACCATGGGCGAGCGTGCGGAGACCGTGATGCTCGCGACCTACGGCGAGCTCTTCAGCATCACGCGGCAGGCCATCATCAACGACGACCTGGACGCGTTCACCCGCGTGCCCCGCAACATGGGCCGTGCGGCCATTCGCACGGTCGGCGACCTGGTCTACGCGGTGCTGACGGCCAACCCCCAGATGAGCGACGGTGTCGCGCTGTTCCACGCGAGCCACGGCAACCTGCTCGCCGGCGCCGCCATTTCGACGGACTCTGTCGACAAGATGGGCGCCGCAATGGCCGTGCAGAAGCAGGGCAAGGTGCCTCTCAACATCGGCCTGAAGTACCTCATCGTGCCGCGAGCCCTCAAGGGCCTCGCGAACACGGTTCGCACCAGCGAGTACGCAGTGGGCGCGGGCAACAACACCACCACGCCCAACATCGCGCGCGACACCTTCGAGGTCATCTCCGATGCGCGCCTCGATGCCGCTTCGACGTCCGTCTGGTACGGCGCTGCTGACCAGAACGCCAACGACACGATCGAAGTGTCTTACCTGGACGGCAACGACCAGCCCTACCTCGAGCAGAAGGCCGGCTGGAACGTCGACGGGACCGAGTTCAAGGTGCGCATGGACGCCGGCGTCGCGCCGCTGGACTTCCGCACGATGTCGAAGAACCCGGGCGCCTGATCGCCATCGGTGCCCGGCCTCGGCCGGGCGCTCCGGAACTCCCCCCGAACTTTCTCAAGGATCCGTCATGAAAAACTTTGTTCAAGAGGGCAACGTGCTCGACTACACCGCCGGCACGGCGGTGGCGTCGGGTGCTGTCGTCGTCATCGGCGCGCGCATCGGCATCGCCGTGAAAGACATCGCCGTCGGTGAAACCGGCCCGCTGCGCGTCAAGGGCGTGGCCGAGCTGGCGAAGCTGGCAGCCGACACCCCGGCCCAGGGCGCGCTGCTGTACTGGGACGCGGCCAACAGCCGGCTGACCACTACGGCAAGCGGCAACGTGCTGGCCGGATACGCAGCGCAGGCCGCCGGCAACGGCGCGACCACCGTCTGGCTGCACCTGAACGCCTGATCCGGCCATGTCCATGCTCCGGTTCGCCGCACTCCAGGCCCGCGTCAATGCGGCCGTGATCGATCGCCTGTCCGAGCGGCAGGCCTCGTTCACGCCGCAAGGCGGCGGTGCGGCTCGACCGCTGCAGGGGCTTTATGACGATGCCTATGGCACCCAGCTCGAGCAGATGGCGGGCGACAGTTCTCCTGCGCTGACGGTGCAAACCGATCTCGTGCTCGATGCCACTCCCGCGGCCACCCTGATCCTCCTAGCAGTCATCGACGCCGCCGGCGTTGTCGTCGCGCCGGAGGAAACCTTCGAGGTGGTGGAGCTGCAACCCGATGGTGCCGGCTTCACGGTGCTGCGACTAAGGGCCGCCTGATGGCACACGTGCAGCAACAGATCCTCGATGCCGTGAAGGCGGTGCTCATCGCAGCCGCAACGGATGCCGGCGAGAACGTGTTCATCGATCACCTCGACCCGCTGGCCTTGACGCAATTTCCCGCGCTCCTCATCGAAGAGGCGCCCTCAGGCGAAAGCGTGGCGCCGTCCACCGTCAGCGGCGTGCAGCGGCGAGATCTGCGCGTGAGCATCACGCCGGTTGTCGCTCACGCAACCGAATACGGAGCCCGTGCGCGCGAACTGGGCCTGCAGGTCGAGGTGGCGCTCGCAGCCGCCACGCCGCAACTGCTCAAGCTGGCCAAGGCAGGCTTTGCCATCGAAAGCGGCCGGATGTTGCTCAGCGGCGAAGGCAAGGAAGCCAAGGCCGCGCGCCAGCAAATCTGGCGCTTTTCCTACCTCGTGCGCCCCGGTGCGCCCGGTGTAGCTCTCTGATTTTTCACACCGAAAGACCATCATGAACGTCAATATCTGGAGCAATGTCGGCGTCGATGTGCAGACCATCCTCGGCGCTGCTGTCACCATCGACACGATCAGCAAGGCCAATCCGGCCGTCGCCGGCGCCGCTGCACATCCCTTCCTGGACGGCGACATCGTGCTCCTGCGGACCAAGGGCATGCGCCAGCTCGACTGGGCCGTGGTGCGGGTCGCCAATAAAGCCAGCGGCACCTTCGAGCTCGAAGGCATCGACTCCAGCGGCTTCTCGACCTTCTCGTCGGGCACGGCCCAGAAGATCACTTTCGGAGCAACTGCCGAGACCTTCCAGGACGTCAGCGCCAACGGTGGCGAAGCAGCCGACGTGAACGTGTCGACCATCCACAGCGACCAGGACACCTCGATCCCGGGCAACCGCACGCCGCTGGTCTTCAACTTCGGCTCCATCTGGGACCCGAGCGATCCGGCGCTGAAAGCCCTCAAGGGCTTCGACCGCAAGAAGTCGCCTTGCGCGATGGTCTTCCGATTCGCGACCGGTGACCTCGTGTACTTCGCCGCCACGCCGAGCACCTCGCTCGCCCCGGGCGGCAGCGCAGGCGCCGTCGTTACCACGCCCGTGAAGCTGTCCGTGAAGGGCCTGCTCACCACCTATCCGGCGGCGGTCTGAGCACATGGCGATCGCACGAGACAAGGCGGCAACACCCGCCCTGCGCCAGGAGGAAACCCAGGTCGACGCCATCGGCGGCACGGTCATCGTTCGCGGGCTGATGCTAGCCGATCGGCTGGCTCTCTGGGACGAAGAACAGCCGCGCGACGGCGAGACGCCCGAAGACGCTGCGAAGCGCAACAAGGCCACCGTCGTCGAGCGCCAGCTCGCCCGCATGGTGGTCCTCGACGACGGCCAGCCGCTCTGGACGGCCGAGCAGTGGAAGGCATTCGGCCAGCAGCACGCGACCGAGGCTTTCCGTCTCTACAACCTCGGCAACAGCTTCTCGGGCGGAGACACCAAGGCCATCGAAAAAAACTGAGGTCCCAGCCGCGTCGCCGGTTCGCATTTGCGCTGGCGTATCGGCTGGGTTGCACGGTCGAGGAGCTGGGGCAGCGCATGAGCGCCCAGGAGTTCGCAGAGTGGTTTGTCTACATGTCGCACGAAGAGCTGCTGCCAGACGTCGAGCGAATCAGGCATGCCCAGTTGCGAGCGGCGGTGTTTACCGCCGGCGGCGTGAAGTCGCCGCGCGGGCAGGGCGGCTGGAGCTTCGGGGACTTCATGAGCCTCGACGCATGGCCGGAGTCCCAAACCGCGATTCCCAAGCTGCCGCTGGTAAAGCAGGTTGCGCACTTGAACGGATGGATTAAATGAACGAGATCGGCGCAGCCAATGTAGTGATCAACGGGACCGACGCCACCGGTGCCGCGTTCAACTCCGTCAAGGTCGGCCTGCAGAACCTGGGCGTGCAGTCCGATGCCGCCGGCCAGAAACTCACAGGCTCCGGCAAGGCGTTCATCGACTCCCTGCAACGGCAGTCGGACCAGATCGGCAAGACCCGTGCGGAGATTGCCGCATTCCAGGCCCAGCAACTCGGCGTGGCCGCTGCGGCCGAGCCTTACATCGCAAAATTGCGCCTGGCAGAGCAGGGCACCGCCAGGTTGGGCGTGTCGGCCGCACAGACAGCCGCCGCGCTTCGTGGTGTGCCTGCGCAGTTCACCGACATCGTGACGAGCCTGCAGGGCGGCCAGGCACCGCTGACCGTGTTCCTGCAGCAGGGTGGCCAGCTCAAGGACATGTTCGGCGGCGCGGGCCCGGCCGCCCGTGCATTGGGCGGCTACATCGGTGGCCTGGTGAGCCCGCTGACCCTCGCCGCTGCGGCCGTCGCGGCCCTGGCGTATGCCTACTACCAGGCATCCGAGCGCAACTCGGAGCTCAACAAGGCGTTGGTCACCACCGGCAACTACGCGGGCGTCACCACCAGCCGCCTGCAGGAGCTCACGGCCCAGGTGTCGGCCAACGTCGGCTCCGCTGGCCAGGCTGCGGATGCCCTCACGGCATTGGCGGGATCCGGCCGCGTTGCTGGCGACGGCCTCGGCCAGGCCGCACAGGCGGCCGTGGCGCTGAACCAGACCGCCGGCATCGCGATCAAGGAAACCGTCGAGAACTTCGTCAAGCTCAGCGACGAACCGACGAAGGCGTCGGCCAAGCTCAACGAGTCGCTGCACTACCTCACCCAGGCCACCTACGAGCGGATCAAGGCCCTCGAGGACGAAGGCCAGAAACAGCGCGCCGCGGCTGTCGCAGAGGATGCCTACGCCTCGAGCTCGATCAGCCGTATGAAGGACGTCCAGTCACAGGCTGGCATCCTCGGCCGCGCCATGTCGGAAACGGCCAAGGCCGCGAAGAACATGTGGGAGTACATCTCCCAGGGCGTCGGCAGCATCGGGCGCGCCGCGACCATCGGCGAGCAGCTCAAGGATCAGACCCGCGTGGTCGAGTACCTGACGACCAACGGGGGCGATCCCGCGAAGCTGCAGGAGGCCAGGGAAAAGCGCAACCAGCTGGCACGCCAGCTCGAGCGGGCCGCAACCAACGCCCAGATGGAAGGGCAGCGCCAGCAAGATCAGGAAGCCGGCATTGCGGCGACCGACATGATCAACAAGTGGCAGGACAAGGCCAAGGGCATCGACGCGGTCACCCGCGAGCTGAAGAAATACCGCGACGGCCTGGAGGCTATCCGCAAGGTCAACCCAAACAGCGCGCTGCTGAGCGACGAAGCCATCAGGGCCGGTGAGGCAGCGATCCGCAAGGAATTCGCAGGTCCGAAGGCGCCCAAGGGCAAGGCCTTCAGCGACGATGCCGGCACCAAGATGCTGGAGCAGCTCCGGCAGCAGGGCGCCGCCACCTCGGCTCAGCTCGAGACGGCGGAGAAGCTCACCGATGCCGAGACGCAGCGGGCCAAGTTCAACCAGCTGATCGCCGACCTGAAGGGCAAAGACCAGCTCACCGCCGAGCAGAAGAGCCTGGTCAACGCCCAGGACGCGATTCGGGCGCAGCTCGACATCAACGTGGCGCTCGAGAAGCAGGTGGCCACGAAAAAGGCGGCGGCGGAAGAAGAGAAGAAGCAGCTGCAGGCGGCCAAGGAATTCAAGGACCTGGTCGAGGCCACCGACATCCGCATCGCCGAAGCCGCCAAGGGACGCAGCGAGCAATACGACCGGCAATTGAACGTGTTCGGGCTAGGCAGCCAGGCGGCCGAGCGCTTGCAGAGCACGCGGTCGATCTACAAAGAGTTCCAGACGCTGCAGGCGTCTCTCACGGTCAGCGCCGCGAAGAAGGGCATGCTCGGCTCCGATGACTACAAGGCCGAGGTCGAGAAGATCCGGGGCAGCCTGCAGGAAGCCCTCAAGCTCAACGCCGACTACTACGCCGAGCTCGATACCAAGCGGGCGGACTGGACGAACGGCGCAAGTGCGGCCCTGCAGAACTACCTCGACGACGTCAAGAACGTCGCCAAGAGCACAGAGGAGGCGTTCACCAGTGCATTCAAGGGTGCTGAAGACGCGCTGACCTCGTTCTTCACGACGGGCAAGCTCAATGGCGGCGAGCTGCTCAAGAGCCTGGCCACGCAGGGCGTTCGCCAGTTCGTGCGCCAGGACATCCTCGGGCCCGCGGCTCAGTACCTGCAATCCTCGGGCCTCTTCGGCTCGGCAAAGGGTGTTGGTGAGGCCAGCGCGGCCACGGCCACGAGCACGTTCACCGCGTCTCTCACGACGGGTGCCACGGTAGTTTCTACAGCCCTGCAGACCCTTGCAACGGCTGCTACCAGTGCGGCCGCATCGCTCAGTGCAAGCTCCGCCACGAGCGGTCTCGGCGGGCTTGGCAGCCTGGGTTCGATGGGACTGCTAACGGGAGTGGCCAATAAGATGCCAGGCGATCCACTCGACAACCTCATCGGCCTGACCGGAGGTTTCGGGACCGTGCCGAAGATGGGATTTGCCGTCGGTACGGACTTCGTTCCGCGCGACATGTACGCCAAGATCCACAAGGGCGAGGCGATCGTCCGTGCGGCAGACAACACCGGTGGTTCGCGCTCTGGTGGCGCTACGTTCAATAACTACACGGTAGGCGACGTGGCGACAGCCAGCATGCTGCGTAGCGAGATCTCGAAATCCCAAAGGCAGACAACTGCCGGCGCATTGCGCAGTCAACGCTACGGAGGGGCGCTGGCACCATGAGCACGATTGCGTTGCCGGACTTCCTCGAGGACCCCACCAGTTTTTCCCTGCAGTTGGAGACGAATCAGCGCGTCGACGCATCGCCGTTCGGCGGATCTGAGCAGGTTATCGACTTGCTGAATGACCGGTGGTCTGCGAGTACCTCGATTCCACCGCGGACTCATGGAGACGCGGCTGACGTGGAGGCGTGGATCGCATCGATGCGCGGCAAGACGAATGTCGTCAACATGTACCACCTGCAGCGCCCCGAACCGCGAGGCAACATGCGGGGCACTCCAGTGACGCCTGGCTGTGCTCCTAGGGTGCGCGTGCTGACGGTCGTTGGAGACCCCGGCTTCACGCTGCGTGCGGGGGACATGATCGGTGCCGCAGGGCTGCTCCTCATGGTTGAGCGGGACTGCAAAGCCGACGGGTCCGGCACGTGCGTAGTGCCTTTGGTGAACCGGGTTCGTCGCACGATCCCTCTTGGCTCGGCAGTCATCTGGGATCGGCCGACCGCTCCATTCAGGTTGATCTCCACTTCCCCGGTGCAGTACGTCGGCGGCTACTCGCCGGAGATCTCCTTCGACTTCGTGGAGGCCATCGTATGAGGGCCCTGTCGTCAAACACGATCGCGGCCCTCAATGGCGCTGCGCTGACCATTGCGCAGTTGATCTACATGCCGTTTCCTGGCGTACCGATCGCCCTCAACTCTTCGAACACCGACATCGACTTCGAGGGCGTGACGTATCGAGGTGCCGCAGGATTGGGGACCATCAACCCGATTGAAGACTCGCCGGGAGAGGTCAAGGGTTTGCAGCTTCAGCTTGCGGGTGTAGCGGTCGAGTACTTGTCCCTCGCTCTTGACGACGCCGGAATCGTGCAGGGCACCCCGCTCGTAGTGAGACTCGCAATCCTTGACGCCCAAGGTCAGGTCATTGAGGCGCCGATCGATTGGACTGGTCGGCTGGACACGATGCCGATCCAGGAGGACGGCGAAACCTGCGTGATCTCCGCGACGGCAGAGAGCTCGGCCGTGGACATGTTGCGCGGCAACGCTCTCACGTACAGCGACGCAGACCAACGGTTTCTCAACCCAGGAGACCGGGCCTTCGAATACGTGGCATCCCAGATCGACCAGCCTGTGATCTGGCCGACAAAGCAACTTTTCATTGCGATGCGCTGATGAGACATCCTGCCTGGCAAGAACGCTTCTATCGATTCGGCGAGTCCCGCGCGGGGATGCCGTTCGCATGGGGCGCGAACGACTGTTGCACGTTTGCAGCGGCCGCAGTCGAAGCGATAACGGGTGCCAACCCGATGACGAGCATCGAGGGTTACGACAGTGCATTTGCGGCGGCACGACTCGTAAACGAGGCGGGCGGTCTTGAGAAACTTGCGACCTCGGTCCTGGGCGAACCTGTTTCCCCGCGCATGGCCGCCGTTGGCGACGTGGTGCTTCTCCTAAATGAGGGGCGTGAATTACTTGGCGTCTGCAACGGTACCAGCGCAATAGCGCCTGGACGGTTGCATATGACCGCGCTGAGCATGGATGCCGCTCTCATGGCCTGGAGGATCTGATGCCCCAGGCCATCGTTTATGCCCTCGGCACGATCGGTGTCACAGGCGCTGCTGCTACGGTGGCTGCTTACGCGATCACGCTGGTCGGCACGCTCGCACTGAGCAGCTACCAAAAGCGCAAAGCAGACCGCGTCGCACGTGCGCAGTTCGATGCAGCCCAGGTCGATCGCATGGCCAATGTCCCGACGACGGTCGGATCGCGCGAGTTGGTACTGGGGCGAGTTCGAAAGGGCGGCAACGTCTTCTTCAGGACGAGTGTCGGGCAGTACAAAGAGCTCTTTATCCAGTGCATCGCCATCGCTGCGCATGAGATCGATGCCATCGAGCACGTCTATTTCAACGGCCAGCCGGTCGACCTGAATGCGCTAGGACAGGTCACCACAGCGCCCTTTGGTCAGGCGGCAACGATCAGCGCGGAGAAGGTTTCATTCTCCACGACCGTGGTTCTGGACTTTGATCCGCTTCCAGGATCGGTCTCGGCGATGGAATCTCCAATCGGCATGGTGGGAGGGCATGAAGTCCGTTGCAGCGTCGATGGCCGCACCGTGACGATCATTGACCCCCTGCCAGGTTGGTACTTCACGGTCTACTACCAATACGCGGGCTTCAATTCCTTCGCCCGTATCCGTTTTCACTACGGTGAGCCTGGCCAGCAGGCGGACCCTGAACTGGTCGCCATGTTGCCGGGCGTATGGACGAACGATCACCGGGTCGCCGGCGTGGCCTACATCGTCTGTCACTTCGCATATAGCGACACGGCCTTTCCATCAGGCCTGCCCAACGTGACCGTGCTGATGCGTGGTGCCAAGGTCTACGACCCGCGCGACGGAGTAGTCCGCTGGACGGAGAACCCGGCATTGATGATGCGTCATGTCGTGACACATCCGCAGTTTGGCAAACGATCCGGCATGACCGCGTCGGAGGACGCACGAATCATCGCCGCAGCCAATGCATGCGACACCTTGATCGACTACGGCGCCGGCGCTGTCGCGATGTACAGAGGTGCGTCGGTATTTCCATTCGGTGCCGCGCCGCGCGACGTCCTGGACGATCTGAGCCAGGCGATGGGCGGAGAGTGGGCTTATGCGAATGGCGAGTACTTTGTGCGCGCCGGGGTCTATCAGCTGCCTGTCATGTTCCTTGATGACGCCGATCTTGCAGTTGTGCGACGCGGCAGCAACGGCTCGGTTTCGCAAAGTCCGATTTCGATCAACCCGCATCGCGAGCGCAACGACACATTCAATACCGTGGCGGTCCGGATCTGGGACCACGCGGCCAACTACGTGGAAACGCCGATCACCCCTCTGCGCGCCGATGCACTCGTTGCCGACGACGGAGCAGTGCTCACGCAAGAGGTCACGATGCCGGCTGTCTTCTCCGCGGCGCAGGCGTACCACATTGCCGGCATCATGCTACGGGACAGTCGTGATCCTTTGACCGTCTCGCTGCCATTCAAGATGCGGGCCTATCCGCTCGAGATCTTCGACACGGTGGCGCTCACGCTGGATCGCTACGGATGGGCGATGAAGCAGTACCGCATCCTGGCGCGGACCTTCTCGCCGGAAGGGTCAGTTCAGCTGACCTTGAAAGAAACCAATTACCAGATCTACGCCTACGGCGCCGGCTTCGTGCCGGCTGGCTACTCGCAGAACAGTGGTCTCCCGAAGCCGTGGGACATCCATCCGCCGGCGATCACCTCCATCAGCAGCGGCGAGGGCGAGCTGATCGTGCAGACCGACGGCACCATCGTGAACTCTGTTCGGGTGACGTGGGCGCAGATCTATGACCAGTCGATTTCAAACGGGGGCACGGTCGAGGTGCAGTACCGGGTGCTTCCGGATGGCCAGTGGATCAGTGTGACGGCGCCCGGTGATGCGACGGAGGTGAAATTCAGCGGCGTGGATGACTTGGCGCTCATCCTCATTCGGGCGCGCACGCGCAACTCCCTCGCCGTCAGTGACTGGAGCACGCAGCAACTGCACCAGGTCATCGGGAAGACCGAGCCGCCGCCGAATGTGGAGAACCTGTCGATCTCAGCCGATGGTGTGCTGACATGGAGCCTGTCGCGGCGTGTGCCCGATCTCGCGGGCTTCGTCTTTCGATTCCACTACGGCCAGAATCTCGACTGGAACAGCGCGGCGCCGCTGCATACGGGTCTCGTGACGGACAGTCCATGGCAGCCGGACAACCGACCTGGCGGCGTGGTCACGATCATGGTGAAGGCGCAGGACACGAGTGGCAACCAGTCGTTCCTGGTGGGCAGTGTCGTGATGAACCTGGGCGACCCGCCCATCGCCAATGTGGTCGAGCGGTGGGACTACAAGGCGTTGGGTTGGCCTTTAGATGCGAGCGAATCCTCCGGATGGACATTGGTGAGCGGCAATCCGTCGGCCACCCCTCTGGACTCGTTCTATGGTTCGGACAACCAGGCCTTCTACGGCGGGGACACGGCTCCGTTCTACAAGGCCGAGGCCTATGCGGAGATGGTCTACGTCACGCCGCCGCTACCGCTAGCTTCAGCCCTGACCGGGTCGATCATGACCCTCGTCGCGGATGTTCAGGGCGTCGACCTTCGCATCGAGTATCGGTTTGCAGGGCCGGGGGCCTTCTATGGACCCGACAGCGATTCCTTCTACGGGCTGGACACGGATCCGCGCTATGGAGCGGCCGGACCGTGGCAGCCATGGCCGGGGCAACTGGCCGTCACGAACGATGTCTACCAGTTCCGCGTGACCATCGGCGCTGGTGCGACGCGCGGCATCCTGAAGGGCTTGATCGTGACCGTCGATGCGCCGGACATCGAAGAAGAGATCAACGACTTGCCGGTCGCCGCGGGCGGCACCCTGATCCCGTACACGAAGCCTTTCTCGAAGATCGTGAACATCCAGATCACGCTGCAGGCCAATGCGAGCAGCGCAGTCACCGCCGAGTCCACCAAGACGCCGAACCTCGCGCCAAAGGTCACGGCGTACAACGCCGCGCATGCCTCGGTTGGCGGCGCCAGCGTCGATCTCACCATCAAGGGCTGGTAGCCGTCTTCTCCATCCAACTACTCACCGAAAGGGTTATCTATGCCAGCACCTCCCGCAAAAAATGACATCTCCGGCAGCGGAGCCACGCCGAGCAATGCACAGGCTCGCGCCGGCTTCGGAGCGCTCTGGGAGACGCTCTTCGGCACGGCCGGGCTTCTCGGCAGCACTGGCGCCCAGGTCGATGCATGGAAGGCGCTGGGCCTTAGCACCGATGGAAGCACAGGTGATCGGAACCTGCTGATCAACGGCAACTTCCTGATCAATCAGCGCGGCTACGTCAGCGGCACCGCGACCACCGGCGCCAATCAGTTCACGGTGGACCGGTGGCGGGTTACGACAGCCGGGCAAAACCTTACCTTCGGTCCGCCCGGGCCTGACGTGGTTGCCACCGCGCCGGCTGGGGGCGTTGTTCAAGTGGTTGAGGGACAGATCGTGGCCGGCGGCGTGTACACCCTATCCTGGGCAGGATCGGCAACTGCCACCGTCAACGGCGTGGCCATCGCGAATGGCGGCAACACCGCTTCTCTGCCGGCGAATACGAACATCATCGTCGAGTTCAAGGGCGGCTTCGTGACGCGGGCGCAGCTCGAGTTGGGAACCAATGCGACGCCATACCAGCGCCGGCATCCGACCTATGAACGGCTACTTTGTCAGCGCTACTTCCGCCTCGGCGGTCGCGAACTGCAGGGTATCTGGGTCAACTCCAATATCTGCCGGTTCAAGTGGGGCATCAATCCCCCCATGCGTACCACTCCCTCGGTTGCGCTCACCACCAGTTCATTCGCGGTCGAGGACTGGAGCCAGGCGTCATATCCGACAACCACCGGCTCCCTGAATCTGGTCAACGTTGCCGCGCCGAACTTCTGTGACTTCAACCTGCAGGGTTGGGCAGGGGGCACCACAACGGCTCGCTTTGCCGCTTCTCTCACCAGCGACATCGTCGCGCTTACTGCGGAGCTGTGATGTACACCCTCTATCCGAACTGCGTGTTGCGCCAGGCTGATGGCGCCATGATCCCGCTCTCAGTGGAGAGCACAGACTATGTCGGGTATCTCGACTGGGTGGCCGCAGGCAACGTGCCCGACCAGCCGCCGGCGCCCACGCTCGAGGAGCGCTCGGCCGTGCTGCTGGCTGGCGTCGATGCGCACCTCAACGCTGCCGCGCGGGTCAAGCGCTACGACAGCATCCGTGCCGCTGCGCTGCGAGCCGGCTACCCGGGGCCGTTCCACGACGAAGGCATGGCTTTCGCGACGTGGATGGACTCGGTCTACGCCAAGTGCTACGAGGTGCTTGCCCAAGTGCAGGCCGGCGACATCGAAGAGCCCACGCTCGAGCAGCTGATCGGAATGCTGCCAGTGCTGCAGCTGCCGGAGTAGGCCTCATGACTCCTTTCAACGAGCGCAACTGTGTGCGGGTCTTCAAGCTGATCTTCTTCACAGCCGACACCATCACCGTGCGGCTGCTGCTGGCCGGCGCGTCGTTTTTCTACGCCGTGCTGCTGGTATGGCCAGCAAGCACCGGAGAGCCAGCGCTCTTCGATCGGCCCGCCTATGCGCTCATGGCGCTCGTGCCAGGCGGGGAGTGGACGTGGGCCGCCGCGTTTCTTCTGCACTGGGCCGGCGTGCACTGGCGTGCCCTTGACCCTGTGGAGCGCGTGCCGTGGGGCCTTGCGGTGAACATCCTCGGCCTGGTGATCTGGAGCTACTCCACGGCTGCTCTCAATATTTCGCTCGGCCGCATCCTGCCCGGCACCGCGCTCGAATGGACGATGGTGGCCGCCAGTGCATGGACCCTGTATCGAACCGGTCTGCGGCGAGAGGTGGTGAGTGACTGATGGCAAAAGAACTGACATCCGCCACCGTGCAGCAACTTGCCAACCCACCGACCGCGTTCCCTGTGAACGGTGAAACCGCCGGCTGGCTGGGCTTCTTCGTGTCCGCGCTGGTGGGCGTGATCCTGCACCTGCGCCGCAAGACGAGCCGCGACGGCGTCGAGATCCTCAAGGACCGCACTGAAGGCGCGCTTCTCAAGACTGCGCTCGAGGAGCGCGACAACGCCATGCGCATGGCCAACGAAGCATGGGCCAAGGCCAACAGCGATGCCGGAACGATCGGGCAGCTCAAGGCCGAGAACGAATACCTCAAGCGCGAGCTCGTCGACGCGCGCGCGCAGATCACGGCCGTGCGCCGCGGCGTGCAGGAAGTCGGCAAACAGGTCGACGTCACGGAAAACAACCTGTCGAAGGTCGAGCGCCGCGTTGGCGCCACCGGCCCGGCACCACTCGGAGATCAATGATGAAGCGCACCCCTGAACAATGGAGGCAGATCCTCTGCCGCCTCGGCGTCCAGTTGTCGACGGCGCAGCGTTGGGCCGACGTGTTCGCCGACGAGATCAAGGACAACACCTTCTCGAAGGGCGACGTCGAGCTGCTCGATTTCCTACCGACGATCCTCCACGAGTCGAAGATGCTCGAGCGGATGGAGGAGAGCCTCAACTACAAGGCCGAAGCACTTGTGCCCACGTTCGGCGCCCATCGGATCACGCCCGCCCAGGCACTGCAGTTCGGACGTATAGACGGCAAGCAAGCGGCCAACCAACGCGCGATCGCCAACATCGTCTATGGCGGTGCTTGGGGCCGCGAGAACCTCGGCAACATCCTGCCCGACGATGGCTGGACGTACCGGGGGCGCAGTCCCGGACAGATCACCGGCCGAGCCAACTACGCACGTGTGGGCGACCTGATCGGCCAGAACCTCGTCGGCATTCCCGATTTGCTCAGCCAACCGCGTTTCGCGCTTGACGCTTTCATCGCCTGGTGGGAGGACCGGATCCCCGACAGCATGCTGGGCGAGACGACCGCGATCCGCAAGCGCGTGAACGGCGGCACCTTCGGGCTCGCCGAGGTTCAGGCCCTCACCATCAAGGCGCGCGCCGCGCTGGAGGCATGACCATGGATTTCGACTGGAAAGCAACCATCGGCGCTGTGGCGCCCGGCCTTGCTACGGCACTCGGCGGCCCGCTCGCCGGCGCCGCGGTCAAGGTCATCGCGGACAAGGTGCTGGGCCGGCCTGACGCGTCCGAGCAGGATGTCGCGGCCGCGCTGGCCAGCGGAAGCCTGACGGGCGAACAGATCGTCGCGCTGAAGGCCGCTGAGCAGTCCTTCCAGGTGGAAATGGCGAAGGTCGACCAGGCCACACAGGCTGCCGCCATAGACGACACGAAGAGCGCGCGACAGCAGACGGTCGAACTCGCGAAAGAACAGTCGTCGATCGCTTGGGGTGCGCCTGTGGTCTCCACGCTGATCGTGGTCGGCTACTTCTTCTGCATCTACCGCCTGTTCATCGTGCCGGCCGACCTACCGCCGAACGCCTTCCAACTGCTGAACGTCATGTTCGGGGCGCTGTCGATCGCCTTCGGGCAGGTGTGCAACTATTGGCTCGGATCGTCGGCGGGATCGCGGCGTGCGGGCGATGCGGTGCGCAAAATTGCGGAGCAGGCCGGCGCGAGGTAGACAGGGGCGTCATATCGCTATCGAGCCTGAATTGGGTGAGCGGCCGCGATGATCCGGCAGTGCCTAGGTGCCGCGCGCGCGCTCGAGCGACTGGGTGAAGATCAAGCGGAAGGGCGCGGTGCCGCCCGAGCGGTTCAAGCGCCAGTAGGGCGAGGCTGCTAGGACACAGCCGCTACCATGTACCTCTGCGCATGTCGACCGACAAGATCGCGCAAGGCGTCGAGCCATGGCCCAGATCTGTTCTGGTTTTCAGCATACTCAAGGACTGTCCGAAACTCGGTGTATATCGCAAGGTTGGAGAGTTCAAGATCTGGCACTAGCGAAAGATCGAATTCTTGTTCAAAGCACTCGGGCCACGTTAAATCGGCAGCAGCGAGAAAGTTGAACCGGGTTCGAATGCATTTCTCGCATACCCCGCAATTTTTGTCGGTCGGCCCGCGCCAACAAAATTTCGCTGCTCGCGTCGCGACAGGATCAGATGCGACACGCTTGATTTTTTGGGTGCGGGTGTACGCTGCGCCGTCATGGACGATTTCCATCGCGGCACCCGACAACAGGTAGTCGGTGGCAGGGCTTGATCCCCAGGGAAGGATTAGGTGGCTGTAGGGCTCAGAACTTCCCACTAAGCCGTACTGATACATGCCAGATAGCAGGTGCAAACACCCTGCCAGCTGCGCGGCGAAACTCATCTCCCAATCCTGCTTGGTGAACCGACGAAGATCGGTTCGAACCGTGAAGCAGTCAAGGCGCATTGACTCAAGCACAGGCGCAACCCGCCGTTTGAGCTTGAGAAATCCATCCTCGCTATCGGCATCGGCGAGATGAACCATCAGGGCGGCTGAAAGCTTGTGAGACCCCTCACCGAGTTCCTTGTGGGAGTGTCTCAATGCGGTGAATAAAGCGTCAACGCCTCCAGAGAACAACGACACGGCGCTGTCATCAGCGGTAGTGTTTCGGCTTGAAAATGGCCACCTCCCGCCGTCCGATTTCGCATCCCGATCACTCAAAATCGAGTCGGCTGTGATGCGCACTGGCTTGTACGAATCGGGCTTCAGGTCATGCCAAGCCTCGCTAAACAGCGCCGCATTCTTCAAGGCCTTCGAGGACACGGCGCCATGGATGTGAAACGGTTCGCCAATTCTCATGGCTTCCATTAGCGTGGCAAACATGAAGCCATCGACGGTTTTGGGATGCAAGTACTTTTGTCCGGCCGGGACGCTCACAACATAGGTTGCACCGCCGCTCGCAAACTCTTCGTCGACGCCAGTCCCAGTCAAACGAACATTGAACCTTCCCTCAGAGCTGGAGTGGCTTTCGTGAACAAAAAGATTTGTGGTCATCTCAGGTGCCTGCGTCTGTTAGACGCAGGCAAAGGTGGGTAATGGGTTGCGGAAATTCGTAGAAGCGCCTAGCGCGGCTGGACCTTCTGGACTTGCTTACCTGTCGAGTGTCGCACTTGCCAACTCACGCGCGGGAGTTGCACTCATTGCAGCTAGCCCGCTAAGTGCCATCCCGGCAACCATCACGCCCGGCGCCAGCGGCAGCTCGCGCTCTTCGCGCACCTTGTCGCTGTACCAGGCTGGCGTGTAGAGGGTGGTGATCTCGGTGGGGAAAATGTCAGCTTGGCTCATCTTGCGATTGTCGTAGGAGGCGCGCTAGGCCCTGGCAATGGGCACCTGGCGCCAGTCGGTCGTGTACTGCGGCGTGCGCCGCAGTTGCTTCATGGTCCATCCCCGCCGGTCGCCCCCATTCCCTGCGCTGGCCAAGCGGAGAGTGCCCTTGCCGTAACGGTCGTTGAGCACGTCGACGGCATGCATCAGCTTCCCGCGCTCCCGGCCTTCTTCGTCTTCGAGGTCGAGCTCCTCCTGCAGCACGCTGCCGTCGCAGAGCTCGAGCAGCATCACACCGGCCTTGGCCAGGTCATAGCCGGGCTCGAACAGGCACTGCAGGCCGAGCACGGCCGCTTGTGTGATGGCGCCGGTGTCCGAGGTGGGGCGGCGTAGCGGCACCGTCAGCGATCGCGCGAAGCGCGGGCCTGGCCGGAAAGGCGAGGTATGCGCGAACACCAGCACCATGCCCGCCAGGCTGCCCTGGCGGCGCAGCTTCTCGGCCGCCCGTGCCGCGAACTCGCTGACAGCCTCGATCAGCGCAGGCAGCTCACGAACAGGCTGTCCGAATGACCTGGTGCACGCGATTTCCTTCTTCGGCGCCGGCGCGTCATCGAGATCGATGCAGGGCAGGCCCTGCAGCTCGCGCACGGTGCGCTCGAGCACCACCGACCACCGGCGCCGGGCAGTGGCCGGATCCAGGCGCGAGAGATCCAGCGCGGTGTTCACGCCACCTTCGCGCAGCTGCTCGCCGATCCGCCGGCCCACTCCCCAGATCTCGCCCACGTCGGTGCTCGACAAAAGGGCCGCCATTTCGTCCGGAGAGAGCGCAGAGAGGTCGCAAACCTGAGCCTGCAAGGGAGGGTAGCTACCTGGCTTGCGCTCGGCCGTCTTGGCGATGTGGTTGGCGAGCTTGGCCAGGGTCTTCGTCGGGCCGATGCCGACGCAGCAGGGAATGCCGATCCACTGCAGGATCCGCTCTCGCACCAGCCGCGCGCGGCCGCGCAGATCGCCCGGTATGCCGGACAGGTCGATGAACGACTCGTCGATCGAATAGATCTCCTGCTCTGCGCCCAGGCCGGCGGCCAGGCTCATCATGCGGTCGCTCATGTCGCCGTACAGCGTGAAGTTGGCCGACAGCGCGACCAGGCCGGCCTGCTCCTCGAGGTGCCGAAACTCGAAGTGTGGCTGGGCCATCTTCACGCCCAGCGCTTTGGCCTCGTCGCTGCGGCTAATCGCGCAGCCGTCGTTGTTGCTCAGAACGACGACAGGGCGCCCCTGCAGGCTCGGCCGAAAGACCCGTTCGCAGGACACGTAGAAATTGTTGCCGTCGACGAGCGCGAACATTTCACGTCTGGAATTGCTTGATGCAGCTCGTGACCACGCCCCACACCTCGATCGTCTGGCCTTCGGAGGGCGTGATGTCGGGGTACGTGGGGTTGCCTGCCTTCAGCTTGAGGCGGCCGGCGCGCAGATGGAGCTGCTTGACGGCGAAGTCGCCGTCGACGACGGCCACCACGATCTGCCCGTGCCGCGGCTTGATCGCCCTGTTAACCAAGAGCAGGTCGCCATCCTCGATTCCGCAATCCCGCATGCTGTCACCGGCCACGCGGAGGAAAAAGGTCGCCTGGGGGTGCGTCACTAGCACCGCGTTCAAGTCGATCCGCTTGACCAGGAAGTCTTCGGCGGGTGAGGGAAAGCCGGCGTGGACGGTCGCGTCGGCTATGGGCAGCATCAGGCGATCGGTGGCCACGGCCACCGGGACTGCTTGCGCCGGAATACTGTTCAT